GACAGCCGCTGCGTGCGCACGAGGACATCATTGTGTTTTATCGCCGCCCACCCACTTATCACCCGCAGATGAATACAGAGCGGGTCATGGGGCGCGGTGGGGGCAACCCACGACGCAGGACATCGGAGGGTTCGAACTACGGCACGGTGCGGTGTCAGACATCCACACGGCACGGAGCGACGGACCGTCATCCCACCAGCGTCCTCCTCTTCAGGGTCGTCAACGAAAAGGACTGTATCCACCCGACCCAGAAGCCCGTCGACCTGATGGAATTCCTCATCAGGTCGTACACCGATGCAGGCCAGACCGTCCTCGACCCGATGATGGGATCGGGGACCACGGGGGTCGCGTGCAGGAACACCGATCGAGCCTTTGTCGGCTTTGAGCGCGACCCTCAGATATTCCAGACGGCCAAATCACGACTTTCTTCATCCTCATCATTGGAACAAGCAAAGCCCGCCATTTGAAACCAACTTTAGGCCGGCTTAAGAAGCCGATGTTGTTCTTAAGCCGTATTAAAGTTTGATGGGGGGTTGGTTTCAACCCTGATATCAGATCATTAGGATGGTGGCAACGATCATCAGTGGGAGTGGGTGTTGTTTCGGATTGACATGTTCAATATGTGGCTTTGGTTGCTCATTCCTGATGAGCAGATAGGATGCATCGTCGCCACCATATCTCAAATTTTTGGTAGTGATGAATGTCAGCATGGAAGCGGCATCCTTTGGAGGATCCGGTCCATCTCTCAGGAATGGTTCAAAATGATTGGTGTCCAGGAGATTAACGAATCCATCCGATGTAATGAGTATCCAGTCGGGATCATCGATCGTCCTTACATCCAGTGCGTGCTCGGGGAACAGGATGCTGTGCTCGTAGTCATTGATAAACTCCTGATCTCCCAGCGTGCGGGAAATGTTCAGGCCTCCTCCTGCATACTTGGTGTAGACCCGATCGAGAGATAATTTTTCCCATTCACTGCGTCCCAGGTTTTTGAATACATTCTTTGCATATTGTCCAAACACCTGGAATCGGGTGAATCGTTCATCCTCGACGCCATACCTGGGCAGGAGGCTTATCTCGGAGTTCTTGGAGATGTACACGAAGCAGTCGCCGTGTTGAAAGATGTGGATCGTGTTCCCGACAATCTTTATAATGACGGCTGATACGCCGTATTTTGTAAAGTTATTGGTATAATGTGGTTGTGCCAGCAATGATCTTCTGAATTCAACTATATTTTGTTGGGTAAGATTATGTGTATGAAAAAAATCGTTGATTTGTCCAAACATCCACTTGTTTAGTTCCTTGGACTGCTCCCAATAAATTTTCACTTCCCTACTGCTTTTCCATTCAGGAAGATACCCATGTCCGTCGAGCAATGCACCAATCCCTTGTCGCCGGATCAAAAAACACGGCATCCTGATGTGCGCGATCCTGAAAGACGCCCGCCCGGATGCTGAATTCTTCAGTTGCAGACAACTGCTCCGAATGAGTGTCAGGATCGTTCTTATAAGACCAACCTTTCAGACCCTGCATAATTTTTAATTTAGATTACTCTGAATTAAAATTTTCAATTCTAAATATCAAACCCTGTTAAACCCAAATTAAACCCAACTCGAGACCTGATGACACTTAAGGATCAGGGTTGAAACCAACTTTAGGCCGGCTTAAGAAGACGATGTTGTTCTTAAGCCGTGTTAAAGTTTGATGGGGGTTGGTTTCAACCCTGTTAAGGATCTAATCCTTAAGGTGGGTTTAAGGACTCAGATAAGGAGATGAGATGATCCGAGTCAATCCGAGGTTGACCCTATTAACAATATGTGTGGAGACTGGGATGATTATCATCCACACTCGGCCCAGAAGGCCCATTGGAGGAGTGCCTGTCGCTGTCGGAGGCGGCATGACGGTCTCATGCGGCCGGATTCGCAGCAGTGCTTGACGAGCTGTGCGAGGTGGCGGGACACGAAGGACTTCCAGCGTCTGATCTGCACGCGGTCGACATCGGGGATGCGTCTTCCGAGGTAATACCTGCAGTACCATTGGAACCACCCGCGGGGGTCGGGGGCGATGATCCACCGCTTTTGTATCCATACGGACAGGGGCTGCCTGGACCTGATCCCGAAGCAGTTCTTGGAGATATCCGGGGGCTTCCCCGATCCCACGACCCGGGCCTTGGTGAACCATTGTTGGGGGAACTCGGACTTTTGGTCGTTCATGTATTTGCCCTCAAAGACGCCCTTCTCCATCATCTCTTTGGGGGTCATGTTCGGGACACTTCCAACGAGAGCCCTCCACTCGGAAAAGTCGCCCAAACCGGCATCGAGCTTGTATGATGGGTATGGCCAGGGGCTCATCCGGTCGTGGACCCTAACGAACCGGCCGGGGCGGAATGACGACTCGGACCTCGGATGATCCTCGACAAACCTCATTTATTTAACCCTAAACCCTTCCAGGAATTTTTTTTTATTCGGCAGACATTAAACATGGATTCAGTCGCGTCCTTATTTCTTGCCCCCAAGTCGGACAAGACCCAGCTCTTTGTGCGCCTCTTGTTCGTCATCTTCCCACTCTACTTTCAATTATGCTACATAATGACTCATGCTACAAGTATCATAAATACGTGGTCAAGATATAAAGGATATTTGTTTAATAAGGTGTCCGACCTGGGTGTATATATATCCATACTGACGCCTGTTGCATACATCTTATCGAAGATGTACCTGATATTCAGGTTACGATACTCATGGCTTTATACAGTTATTATATGTGTGGCGTGTGTGTTTGATACGTTTGTTTATTGGATATTACTTTGTGGAACCACGTCTGCTATAAGTTTTACAATGCCTGGAATGAGGGCAAGAACCACTTTTGGAGATAGTTCATTGTTCGGATGTGATACCATAAATCCAAGTATAGGCAACACGATAAGATCGTCGATTGAGGGGATACACGAATGGATGCAGCCGATTATTTTTGCGATAACGGCATTCCTGCTGATCCTGGATCTGTCGAGTAATAACAAATGTGTGACGATAACCACCAGTTAATGATCCGTCAGACCACGTATTGAATTCCACGGTCGATACCAACTTTAATACGCCTTAAGAACAACATTACCTTATTAAGCCGGGCTAAAGTTGGTTTCAACCCTGCATTACCCACCAAACCATGTGCGGGTTAAACCCAAATTAAATTTAAGGATTCATATAATCCTTAATTTGGATTTAAAGACATATTAAAGGAGTCAGAGAGGATGAGATCCGAGTAAATTCGGAGTTGACCCGTGCGGGGTTTGGATACTCTCTCATGATGTCAAAAAAAATTTTGTCATGAAGATAAAAATGGAGTTGGTTGCAAATTTTATGCTGGCACCTCGATCGGGGAGCAGAGCGCAGTTCGCGACACGCATGATTGCGAGCATCCCGCCACTCATCATTTGTCTGGCAAATCTGCCATCCACCAAAAAACCAAGGACATCAGCTTATATGATGCCGGACTGGGCGTCCTTGGGTAATCTGATCAAGACAACAGTGTATATATGGTCTTGGCTGTATCTCATTTACAGACAAAAGTTCTCATGGTTGAGCACCACTATCCTGTGTATCGAAGCCCTGATCCTTACGATAACCGGGCTGGACTTGTTCTTGGGGGATGGATCCATATTAAGAAAGTTCTTTGATATTCTTGAAAAGTCTTCTTATTACATCAATGAGGGTCTTGTGTGGTCGATATGTCTGACGGCCGTGTTTTCGCTGTTTGTAGACCTGCTTTCCGAGAAGAACAGGTGCAGCCTCATTACCGATTAAGAGTGTGATCCACTCCAACCAAAATGAGGATCTTGTTGGTGTTGTGTAGCATGGCATCGGTCGTATCGGCGTGGTCGCCGTTGTCGTGGCGCACGACCGGTGTGCCGTACCAGATCCCCGATTACGCCGACAAGGGTTCATTCGATAACGTCCTCCGAACTCTGGAGAAGAAGACGCCCCTGGTGTTTGCGGGCGAGTGCAGGCTCCTGGAAAAGAACATCGGAGAGGCCATATGTGGGAGGGGGTTTGTGCTCACGGGCGGGGACTGTGCCGAGACCTTTGATGGCTTCTCGGTGAACCGCACAAGGGACGATTTTATGCTCCTCATGGGCATGGCCGCGCTCATCAGCCACGGCGGTGGTGTGTCGGTCGCATCGATCGGTCGGACGGCCGGCCAGTTCGCCAAGCCCAGGACGGAGCTGTGGGAGACGCCCTCGCGTCGGGCCTACCAGGGCGACATGATCAACGGGATCGTGGACCGCAGCCCGGATCCGGTCCGGATGATTGATGCGTACCACCAGAGCGCCCAGACGCTGAACCTGCTGCGAGCGTTCCGGCAGGGAGGTTTTGACGAGATCCCCACCCTCCTGGCCAACTTTGACAGGCTGTCCACGAGGATGGAGGATAGGATCCGTTCGAGGTTCGACGAGCACGTGGCGTCCATCAACAAGACCCTGCGATTCATCGAGAGCACAACGAGGCAGTCGCCGAGCCTGGGGAGGCACTACACGGGCCACGAGTGCCTGCTCCTTCCCTACGAGGAGGCCATGACCCGTCGGGACTCGACCGATTCAGGGGGGTCATGGTTCGACACGTCGGCGCACTTCTTGTGGCTGGGGGAGCGCACCCGTCGGCTGAATGCATCGCATGTCGAGTTCCTGAGGGGGATCCACAACCCGATCGGGATCAAGGTCTCGGCGTCGACCGATGTGGAGGAGCTGCGGCAGATTGTTGATATCCTGAATCCGTCCCGAAGGATCGGAAGGCTGTCCATCATTACGAGGATGGGGCCGGAGGCGCTGCCCCTGCGTCTGCCTCCTATCATACGGGCGCTCGAGGATCACCCGGTGCTGTGGTGCTGCGACCCGATGCATGCAAACACAATGATCACCGAGGGAGGGATCAAGACCAGGGATGTGAGGACGATCCACCGGGAGATTATCGCATTTTTTCGGACCACCCGACGGTGCGGCGTGCGACCGGGAGGGGTCCACCTGGAGATGACTTCGGATGATGTCGTGGAGTGTGTTGATCAGAATGATAATATAACAAACGATACATACAAGTCGTTGTGCGATCCGCGACTCAATGTTGCCCAGGCGGTCGAAACCGCGATGCTCATTTCCGATCTCCTGACGAGTATGTAAGAAGATATTGGAGGAAATTTTCAACCCTGCTGCACTGGTCAACTTTGGATTTCCTCGGATCTCATCTCCTATCCTCTGAGTCTTTAAACCTGTATTAAATCCACCTTAAGGATTACATGTGATCCTTAAGTGTCTTCAAAATCGAGTTGGGTTTAACCCGCACAGCGTTTGGAAATTTTATTGTGCTGCAATAAAATCAAAGGACATGTCGTCTGGTGGTGTCCCTCCGCCGAAGAAGCCGACTTCACCAACGCAACGACAACTCCGGACAAGTATTCGAAGATTTAATGATACATTTGATGAAACAGGACGGGGTGATATTATGGATGTCATGGATGATTACAGAGGGTTGAGGAGACTAAGAGTCCAACTGACGGATGATGAGATTAACAATCTCCGAATGATGATCAATAAGGTGAGTGATGACGGCATGCGTATTATGTATCGTGAGAAATTCATTCGTTTTGTGTTGCAGAATCAGCGGCAGATTATCAGAGAAATCATTACCCTCGAACGAGACATGGCCGAGACGATTCAACGCAATCCGCGTCGGTGGTGGACTGAGGATGATATGGCACATGTTGTGCGTGCTGCATGGTGCATAGAGGATCTGAATCTGCTGTTAAGATATCTCGAGTATCTTAGAGATCGATACTTGAACTCATTTTATGTCAGTGCACAAATCGATGCAGTCAGGGAATTATTGAGGATGGACGACGAAGCGAGACGACGTCATGTTATCCAAGCGCGTCGGGCACGGGACAAGCGGTTGATAATAGATAAGGCGATTCAACGGCAGAGGGGTCGTTCGGTCGACCAAACGACGGGAGGAGGGTCGATTCGAAGGACACAGGCAGCTCCACAGCAGCAGGGAGGGTCGGTCGATTCAACTGGAGGAGCAGCACAGACGAAGAGCGACACCAAGAGGGCTGGTGCATCGAGGACAGGATCGATTCGACGGCAGATGGGTCATTCGGTCGACCGAACGACAGGAGGTTCAACAATGTCCGCGCAGACAAGGAGGTCAAGGAGGAGCCACAGCGACTCCGATATCATTACATCGAGGCCGGCAACGGCATCAAGGACGAGGAGTCTATCACTGAATTCATCGAGAACAGGACAAGGACCATTGCGACGCCAGTGGTCTCCGCTGCAGCAGTATATCAGTCGTCGTGTCCCGGATCGTGTGGATCCTTCACTTCGGAGAAGCGTGGCCCAGCATGTTCTTGACGGACTTAATGCGGATTTGTTTGTTCAGCTGATGGATATGATGTTTGCAGAGCCTGAGCAGCAGCGGCGTAGGAGACAGGGGGGTGCAGCTCAGCAGAAGAAGGGCCCTTGATCAAACCCGGCACGGTATCTTGAATCTGACTGCCATGCTCATATTTGATTGCTTGTCATAAAATATGTATTGCAAGAAGAGCCAGGGCACTCGATGAGTAAATCACGACCTCTTCTTCTCATGAGAAGAAGGGATATATCGTAATTATGATCAGAACCACAATCTCGACAATCAGGCCGGCACATATGAATGTCATAACGGTCCTGATCAGCCCCTTGGGTAAGCTGTTCTTCATCATAAGGGCCAATGACGCGATCTGCAAGCCTATTGCCGCAATAAAGAAGGTATAAAACCCGACCAACAAGATTGAATGGATCAACAATGGAACATATTCACTATAGTATATATACACCATATACACCATCATATAACAGATGGACATGATGAGATGACACAGGAATCCTACCAATGCCAGTATGAATGATGTCCTCCATTTGATGAGGTCCTCACCACCCTTCTCCATGAGCAGGGTTGAAACCAACCCCCATCAAACTTTAATACGGCTTAAGAACAACATCACCTTCTTAAGCCGGGCTAAAGTTGGTTTCAACCCTGCGTTATACTAATGATCGCAGATATGAATAGGCATACCTTAAAACTAATCTTTAAATGTTATTGGAGCTTAGTCGGCTCATGAGGCACTGTGTCCGGCATGATTTCTCTTTATAAAAAAAAAAGTTAAGGAATAGTGGAATTGAAAAAAATTTCTATATTTCCTGATGAAAATATGAGTTGTCTCTTTGATTCCGTGGCGCACTTTACCGAGAACTGTTCCAGCCAGCAGCTCCGTAGGATGGTCATTGATTACCTCCGATCGAACCCCCGCTTCTGGGACACGATGGAGTTCAAGGACGTCTTCCAGATGTTTGCCCCCGAGGACGTCCACGACGCCCGCTCGACAAGCGATTATATCGCTCGGATGAGCAGGGACAGCACATGGGGCGGCGCCATTGAGATCCAGGCCATGTGCAACATGTTCCGCATCTCCATACGCATCCATGTTTTGGGGGATAACGGGACGATCGAGTTCCTCCCCGCCGCCGCAGGGATCCGACCCGAGCATGTCATTGAGCTGACCTGGAACGGGAGCCACTTTGAACCCCACGGATAAGGAGGAGCATCATATCAGCATGATGGCTGAGGAGAACATGAGGAGGGCGGGGTGGTATCTGCTGATGTATGTGCTGATGAATGGGTCTGCTGCCATGACGGCGAATGGGTCGGTGGCAAATACGAGCTTGCCCTTGTTTGTATCGATCCATTCCTGAATGAGACGTGGATTGGATAGAGTATACCCAATATACCCGATGATTTTTTCATTATCATATATTACCATATCATCCTTGACATGGATATTATTGTAATGATTTAAATTTATTTCGGCTTCAGAGTATGGGAATTTGGAAAGAGTGATATACGCATAGGACGGAGGATACCAAACAATCATCCCGATACGACCGGAACCATCATCAATCTGCATTTGCGAGTACGTCTGAGAAGAAGGCAGAGTTATCTGATAATTATCGAATGTAAGGCCGTATCGTTGTAGAGCTTCTCTTGTAAATGTATTGATAAAGAGTTTTACAAAATCCGGATCTGTAATCTCCTGGGCACGAGATACTGTAAATTTATGGACGAATGCTCCGATCTCCGATGTTTTGAGGAAATCCCAGGGATCGTCTGCAAATAATAATCTGCTTGAATTCTGATTCAGCCAATTCTTGACGGCTTTTACATCTTTTGGATAGATGATGCCCAGATTATCCCACCAGTGTTCACTAAGCATATCTTTGATATATGTGAGTCCATCCTTGATATGGCCCCCACCCGAATCCTTCAAATATATGCGATCCTTGTATGAGATGCTGTACTTAGGTTCCTGTTTTTGTTTATATGAAAGTGTAATCATAGCCAACGACCCAGAAAATTTATTCCAAAATTCAATATGTCCATCAAAATCTCCATTATCATATCGTTTAGGATCATATGAAAGGTCGTACAAATGGTCGTATGCTCTTATGGAGGATGGTAGGATGATTTTGTTGTTTGATTTTATTTGAAAGCCCTTCCTCTCCAGCGTCTCTTTTGTGAACGTTTCAATCAGCAGCCGCACACAATTTGGATCGGTTATTTCCCTCATTCGTTTATCATACAAAATAATTTCAAAAAGATTCTTCAGCCGGGCTAAAGTTGGTATCAACCTTGGATTTCATTGCATCTCCCATCCTCGTCCACCTTAAGCGTGAATAATCCGTAAGTATCAAACCCTGTACGGGTCAACTTTGGATTTACTCATCGGATCTCATCTCCTTATCTGAGTCTTTAAACCGGTATTAAACCCATCTTAAGGATTAAGGTGAATCCTTAAGTGTCATCAAAGTCGAGTTGGGTTTGGGTTTAATTTGCACAGGATTTGGTTTGGTAAGTTTCTTAAGAATCGGGTTAAATCTTAACCCGTGCAGGGTTTTACTCAGTTTAGTCCATATCCTTTCTTGTCCGTTTTCATTTAAGCATGAATGGGTGGAGGGATATTGTTTTGCGGAGTGGTTTGTTGGCAAGCCGTTATAAGGGGGATGGGTTGATTTTTGTAAATAAATAAATGTGGACGGTTCTTGGGGGGAGGAGGAGCCTGCCGTGGACGGCTCCTACCATTGTCATCATACCGGGGTTCGGTCCCCCGCGATTGGAGGACAAGATCCGGTGGTTGATCGGCAACATGGACGCCATCCGTCGTGGCGTGGATGGTGTTATCCAGGTGTTTGTATTCCCATACGCCGAGGATGCGCACATCCTTCTGACCAGACTGAGCGTTCCCCGTGGCACCGAGTTATGGGTCAGGCCTTGGGAGAGGGGGATGCTGGGCAGGTTCTTGTTCCAGAACGCCGTTCCGGACAAGATGTCGTTTGCGGTAAGGCATGTGATTGTGCTGCTGGACGATGTGGAGATCATGGGTGATCCGGTCAGGGATCTGGTGTGTCGTCTCGATTGGGAGGGGGTCAATGTCGTTTCGCCGAATATAACGACGGACTCGGTGAGCTGCCACAAGTTCATGTTCCCGCTGTTCACGCCGGGGGTCTTTCGGAGGACGAATTATGCCGAGCTGTTCATGTACGTCCTGACCAGGAGGGGGTATGAGAAGTGGTTCGGTCTCCTGCACGACTGGACTCTTTATCTGTGGGGGATCGATATGGCCATGCACCCGGCGGGGATAACCATCGGCATCCTCGAGGGGACATCGATCAGGCATCACATCATATCGGACAGATCCGAGAGTTCGCCGGTGCACGCGGCCATGCAGCAGGAGCTGAGACGGTACGCCAGGACGCACCCGTCCATCTCGTTCAAATTCGAAAATATATGGACCATCGGTCATGCGGGTGCATTGATGCTGGACATGAAGCAGATCAACCCGAGGATCATTGTCGAAAAACTACCGGATGGCGGGAGGGCCGTTACCATCGCCAAGAGGTGATGCATGGATCCCAAACCCTGCACGGGTCCTTCTCAATCATATCCAATCCCACCTTCAATATGGTTGAAACCAACTTTAACCCGGCTTATTAAGATGATGTCGTTCTTAAGCCGTATTCAGGTTTGATGGGGGTTGGTTTCAGCCCTGAATATACCCTCTCAGATGAATCGGAACTTGATTTGAAATAAATTCGTTAACGGATGGTCGAATCGAATTTATTAATGTCTTGTAAATAAAATGACGGCAGCAAAGGGGATGCAACAGACCGCGATAAGAAAGTTTTGTGAAGATTTTGGTTTCATCATTCTGACCCTGTCTGTTATCATGAGCATGGTGGGGGTCATTACGACTCCTATCCTCATGAGTGAGAATATCGAGGAGAAGCAATCACTCGTGCTGGCATTGGCGGGGTTCCTGTGTCCCATTGTCATGTTCATCTTCCTCGTTATTGCATACAGAATTATCGGATCGGAAGTTGTCAACAAGGGCATCATGTCATTCTTCTACACGGCTGCGGTAAGCCTTCATATCGCATCCTTGGTCCACCAATCACGACGAAAAAAACACGAGGCATTGATACTTATTTATACCGGCCTCATACTCGAAGTGTTATTCCTGATCATCTCGATTCTCAACTTATTTGTCTGAATCGGATTGGAACCAACCCGGGTTAAGATTTTTTCAGGAAAAAATAAACTGCCGGTAAAAATATTTTAAGGAGCAACAAAGAAGCCATTGAATGAGTGCGGGCGGTCTGAGTTATAGTGCGCTCAGCACGAATCGGAGGGTCACCCTCCCCAGCGTCGAGATGTGGAACACGAACATGAACATCCTCAAGGACCCCAACAAGGGGGTCTACACGAGGCGGATCGACAAGGTGGGCGACACGCAGAACATCCTCATGGAACAGGATGCATCGGGCGATCGGGCGTGCGAGTACATCCGGGTGTACCAGCGCGGCGTCAACCCCATGGTGTCTGTATCGTACGACAACTTTAGCAACAATGGTGGTCAGCGGGGGCAGAAGGCGTCCTTTTATGATACCCAGGTGCGCTACCCGTACCGCGTCGAGACCCTGCGGCCACCGATCCTCAGGCAGGAGGACCTCCTACCCTACTCGAGAATGCCGAGGGTGTGGTTCCACGCCGAGACCAACCCGGCCTTTCCGCAGTTCAAGCATGACAGATCGTGCGCCGAGACGCCGGCATCGACGCGATCGGACATCCTGGCGCCCGCCGGTGAGACGGCACGCACAATCCCGAGTGGTGGGGGTGGTGGTCTCGATGCCGAGGCGTATACCGGACATTCCAACCAGACGAGCCTGCCCAAGAAGTCGACGGCCGGCCCTATGCGAGGCCCCGAGATGGTCAAGTGGGATCACTCCAAGGTGTCTGGTCTGAACGACGGCGTCCTGCACGCGGATGCCATCACGAGCAGGTCGACAGAGACGATACGGCGCAGTCATCAGAGCGGCACGAATGCCCCGACAAAGGAGATTGATCGCAACAAGCGCGTCTACGAGGCCTTTACGATGAGGAGCATGCCCCACAAGGGCGGCGGCCCGTCGGAGATGAAGGACCGGCTGGGCGTCAAGTCGATCAACCCGAACATGCTGTACATGAAGGCGAGCACGAACAACCGCATCATCGGGAGGGATGACCCCCTCCTCGATCAGAATGCACCTCTTCAGGCATCCAAGGAGGTCCACAAGATGACGCACGAGGGGACGGTCGTGCTCGGGGATGCAGCGATCGAGAGCAGCGACATGATCGTCCCACCCACACGCTCCATGATGACGCACATCCGCATCGATGCGCCCGTCTCCTCCAGGGAGCGCACCGCCTCACCGCCCGATGGCGTAGACACGGGGGTCCGAGCCGATCCCCTTCATTACGAGGTCGAGGGTCGGCGCACGGTTGCCGATAGGAGGGCTGGGGTCGGTGTGGTATCGGGCTCACGGGACGTCAGGTCGGAGACGACCGTCATCCCCTACACGGCCCCGAGGGCGGCCGATCGGGCTACCGGACCCGTGGTGTGGGACAGGGCGGCGGTCATTGAGAACCCGCTGCACAGCGATGCGGCGGCCAACCCGACACGATCGGACATTTATCGGGCGATGGAGGATGATCGGACGGAGGGTCATATCCGGATCAATCCGCGCGTGCAGGCGAGTGCGCCGGCGCGGAGGACGAGGGAGTCGGGTGGTGGTCAGGATCCTGACGTGTCGTTCGTGTCGCGCCCGCTCGACAAGACGATCCCGAGGTTCTCGCTGACGGCCGCGCCGGCGGGTGCGACGACGAGGGGGCAGCAGAGGGCCGATCCCATCGTTCTGGATCGCAGGGCTCCGCTGGTCAGGGACGCCATGACGACACGTGCGGCGCCGGGTCGTTCTGATCTGTACGACGTGCAGTCGACCAGGGCAGTGGTGGGGGAGCGGCTCCCGATGGAGTCTTTTCTGCACAACAGGTCGGCGATGCCGATGCAGCAGAACGAGCCCGGTGGGATCGATTCGTTCATCAGGGGGGACGACCGGTCGGTCATACGGGACAGGGCGTTCCGGACGATGATGGAGAGATCCGGGGTCCCATTCCCGTCGGCATGAACAATAATATTTTTTGATTCATGCGAAATAAAATGATCAACACGGTTCTAATATCGGCACAGCATGGTGGGCCGGTGGGTCTTGTCGCTCCCCTGATTGCGATGGAAATTCTGGCCATGATCGCAATTGTTGTATTGACGCTGATACTGAGAAATTACCTTGTCGACAACAAATGGAAGTATGTGCCTATCGTTATTATGATGATCTGTTTGGGACTCGGTATCACAATCCTCAGCCCCCCATTCAGGCGTGCATGGAGAGAGTGGAGGCACAACAAGCCGTTGGTGGATACAATCTTTGCTGTATTCATCATTGAGTTTATCATTGTGCTCGGCGCGCTCGCCGGGATCCTTTTCATGATCATCATTTCATTTGTGTTTTTAGACAATCTTGGCGTCTTTTTGCAGCTGTTCGGTGAAACTAAAACTGCTACGGGCGGATAAGATGAATGTCAAACCCTTCATCTGCAGCTGGGGGAAGCAGCCGTCGGTAGGCGTTAGCACAACGGATGAAAGGAACTTGAACTGGGCGCTTGCTCCAACGAGGTCTTTGTCGCCCCGATGATTTATAATTTTTTTTTCCGACAATGATAAAAAAATTGGATGATTCTGTTCTTTGTGAATACGGTCTTATCGATCGTCATGCTGGCCATCAACAAGGACCTGTCGCCATCAGCATACAACCTGCTCCTCCTTCTCCTATTCACGGACATCTTCGACGTAACCTGCTTCGTCCCATTTATTCTGGGCTGCTTCGTTCTAAGTAAGGCTAACAAATCTGCATGGGCCGAGCTTATGGAGGCAAACAGTGGTATCACAAGGGCCATGTACATTATATTCATGATCCAGTTCGTGATCGGGGCGGTCGTTTGTGGCATTGTTGGCATTGTTGTTGTAGGTATGGTTGTCTATATTATCATTGATGTAATTCGTGCCGCCCGATCCGTAAAATCCGTAAAATCACAAATTGGTCATGGCATAGCAGTATATTAATGACTCTTCACAATTGGGAAGTGATTCATCATACGGAGGAAATGATTCATCAAAAACCCGATTATTATTTTTTTTTTTTACGGTGCTTGTAATAAGAATATGAACCACGAAAGATTTTTCTTCGATACATTTGGCTTTCATACATTTGAAGCAGAGATGGACAATAAAAAGATATTAGACACGTTTGAGAGCCAAATCGTTTCCGGTATGGGCATGGAGCCGTTGGATGACATTTATCAATGTTCTTCCATCGGAAATAAGCGGCACAGCAATCTTCGCTTCAGTAATTTCACATCGGATGATATCTTCCAAGTCTTTTACAATGACCATGTATTGAACGAAATCCTCAAGTTAACTGACGACTTTTATATCCTTAGCACGATCGAAAGCTTTTACTTATCTCATAGCCTGATCCATAAGGATAATTATGGTGAGATCAAACAGATCAAGTTATTATATTATATAGATGTATTGGATGACATTGACAAGGGGCCCTTTTGGGTTGTGCCTGGGTCGCAGCATATATATGATCGATACTCGACCTTGATAGGGACGAACATCCAGTGTCCGCCGGGTATAAATGGAAAGGCGGGATCGGGATTCATTGATAATATCGAATTTTTTGAGGAGAGGATACCCAGGCATTACATACTGACAAACGAAAATAAGATTATCATGTTCAACCCGAATGTATGCCATGGCTCAAAAGGTAATCTCCATAACACAGACATCTTAAGGAGAGCGTTGGGGATGACAATCATGTGTGTGGACAAGAACAACAAGTCATTGATGAGAAAGATTCATGCTCTGTATAATTTTTATAAGATCGATCACAGAATATGCACCCGTGCATATGATCACTGCATTAAGCATAATAAGGAAAAGTGGCTCAAACATTTTTACATACCGGACGAGAGTGATAATAGTCAAAATGGGTTTAGTCAGAGTATGGACGGCACCGATAGTCAGGCGATCGATCATGCCAATACTTTTAACTTGTTCGAACCCTATCAGAGCTCGCTCGATAATATAATCGGAGACGTGCATAATATCTACAACACGGGCATTGACAGATTACAGCACATCAACAAGAATGATTCTGATCTGAAGGGCATGTGGTGATACGATTCCGCAAAATTCGATAACAATCATCACAACGATCTATCTCAATCCAACCACACGCACGGGTCCAGCTTTGGATTCCATCTGAGCAGGGTTGAAACCAACTTTAGGCCGGCTTAAGAAGACGATG